GATAAGCCTGCATTTGCATATCAGTTCTTCCGTAGGTCATTACAAGAACAACCAAGCAATAAAGCATTATGGACATCTCTAGGTCGTGCATGTCACGAAATGGATATGTTTGATGATGCTATTAAATACTTCTTAAAGTCAGCAGAATTAGACCCTAGCTATGCACTAGCTTATGCTAACGCTTCAGCTTCACTTGTTCAGATGTCAAGATGGGATGATGCAGAGAAGTCTGCAAAGATGGCTTTAGAATGTGACCCTAAAGAATTAAACGCACAATTAAACTTAGCTCATAGTTACTTAGCTAAAGGACAATGGGTAGAAGGTTGGGCAGAATGGAATAAGTCACTAGGTGGTAAGTTCCGTAAAGAATTATCTTATGGTGACGAGTCACGATGGGATGGTTCACCGGATAAGACATTAGTTATATATGGCGAACAAGGTTTAGGTGATGAGATATTCTACGCATCATGTATTCCAGACGCTATAGACATTAGTAAGCAAGTCTACATAGACTGTGACGAAAGATTAGAAACATTATTTAAACGTAGCTTCCCTAAAGCTATTGTTCATGGAACACGCAAAGCAAAAGAAGTGGAGTGGGCAAATGACATTACAATTGATGCAAGATGTCCTATTGGTGGTTTACCCCAGTTTTTCAGACCAACGAGCAAATCTTTTCCTGGGACTCCTTTTCTAGTACCTGATACAGATAAGGTTGAAATGTGGAAAGCCATGTTTAAACCATGGGGTAAGACAGTCATAGGTATCACTACTAAGGGCGGTACATTTAGAACAAACTCTAAAGGCAGACAGCTTACAGAAGAAGACTTACAGCCACTACTTAAACGCAAAGACATACAGTTAGTTAGTTTAGACTATAGCGTAGAACGCAAAATTGAAGGTGTTAAGTATTTAGAATTAGCATCTGACGCAAAAGATTATGATGATACAGCAGCTCTTATAGCAGCTTGTGATATGGTTTTAGGGGTCAATACTACAGCTTTACATTGTAGTGCTGCTATGGGCGTTAAAACATGGTGCTTGGTACCTAAATATCACCAATGGAGATATGCACAACCAAGTATGCCTTGGTATAGACACATGAGACTATTCTACCAAGACGATAGAACATGGAATGAAGTCATAGAGAACGTATCTAATCAACTATGAAATTAGCAGGTAACACATACTTACCGGATAGTGATGAGTTCTTTGTCAACTACTTTAAATTAGGTGATGTGTTTGAAAACAAATCACTAGATATTGCAATAGAACATGTAAAGAAATGGGATGTTGCAGTAGATGGTGGTGCACATGTAGGTAGTTGGTCTAGGTTTCTATGTGATAAGTTTAATCTAGTCGCATCCTTTGAACCTAACCCTGATAACTTTGAATGTTTAGTAGCAAATACTAAGAACAAAAACAATATTATTTTGTCTAAGTTTGGTCTATACGATATCCATCAAGAGTTTGCACTAGCAAGTGGTAATAACACAGGTTGTTGGCACTTATCTGAAGGTAAAGGGATTAAAGTAATGCCTATGCCTGACTTCGGTGCATTAGACTTCTTAAAACTAGACGTAGAAGGTTTTGAACACAATGCCATTACAGGCATGATAGACCAGATTAAACGCTATAGACCTGTGATTGTGATAGAAGAAAAAAGCCTAGCACATAAACCACTAACATACGAAGCAAGAAATCTATTAGAAAGCATTGGCTATAAAGAAGTGGGTCAAGCACATAAGGATATAATCTTTGCTTAACGTAACATTTCTTCATGTAGGTAAAGATGTAGATATGCCTACAAAAATGGTAGCTTCTGTAAAAGAAGTTATGCCAAACGCAAACATAGTTCAATTATCAGATATGAATACGCCAATTATAAAAGGCGTAAATACTATTATTCGTAAAGAATATAACGGTTTTATCATGGTGTTTAGATTAGAACATCTAGCTTCACTCAGAGGCAATTGGGTCACACTAGATACAGACATGATAATTAAAAAAGACTTATCTCATGTGTTTAACCAAGACTTTGATGTAGCTTTAACTAAACGCTATGGTTCTATTATGGATGCAAGTGGTAACGATATAGTTAAGATAATGCCTTATAACGCAGGTGTAATGTTTTCTAAGAACCATGAGTTTTGGATAGAAGCATTAAACAAATTAAAGAGTCTTGATAGAAAAGCACACGAATGGTATGGAGACCAATTAGCTATTAAACTAATGGCAGACACAGATAACTATAAAATATTAGAGCTATCTTGTGATGAATATAACTACACTCCAAAAGATAAAGAAGAACGTAAAGATGTATATGTTTATCATTTTAAAGGTCAGCGTAAAGACTGGATGATGAGCGGACAATATTAAAGGATATTAAATGGCATTTACAAACTATACTAGCTTTGTATCAACGGTAGAAAGCTATCTAGCGAGAACAGACTTATCAAGTGTTATCCCTGACTTTGTTCAGATGGCACAGTTAAGAATGAGTCGTGACTTAAGAACAGAAGCAATGTTAAAGGTTGCAACTACTACACCTTCTGATAATAAGGTAGCTTTTCCTACTGATTTCTTAGAGTTAAGAGAAATGCACTTTGAGGGTAACCCACCTATTATCTTAGAGTATCAGTCACCTGACTTGTTCTTCCGTAATGGTCAAACATCATTATCAGGTCGTTCACATTACTTTACAATGTTAGGCACAGAGTTCCAGTTTGCACCTAGTCAAAACTCTGATTACACAATTCAAATTTTATACTATGCTCAACCTACATTTATCTCTACTACAACATCTAGTAACTTGTTCTTAGCATACTATCCAGACGCTTTACTTTACGCCACATTAGCAGAAGCAGAACCGTATCTTATGAATGACCCTAGAGTAGCAACATGGTCAGCATTATACGATAGAGCAATTGCTAATATTCAGAAAAGCGATTTAGGTCAAACATACGCATACACCACATTAAACGTAACACCAAGATAAAGGAAAAATCATGGCAGAAATCAGTAATTTTTTAGAGAACGCAATTATCAACGCTACTCTACGCAATACAACATATACATCAGTCGCAACAGTTTATGTATCACTATGGACTTCAGACCCTACAGACGCAGGTAGTGGTACAGAAGTATCTGGTGGTTCATACGCTAGAACAGCAGTTACATTTGGTGCACCTTCTAACGGTGTTACTACAAACTCTGCTGACGTTACATTCCCAACAGCAACAGGTACATGGGGAACTGTAGGATGGATTGGTATTAATGACGCCTTAACAACAGGTAACTTACTTTACCATACAGCATTAGATACATCTAAAACTGTTACATCTGGTGACATCTTTAAGATTTCTACAGGTAATCTTTCAGTTACATTAGCGTAATTTATGACTACTTGTGTTGTTTATGACAAGGCTACTGATAAACCTATAAACATTATCATAGCTGAAGTTACAGACCAAGCTCCAGAAGGTTGTTATTTAGGTGAATTACCGCCCAATACTATTTGGACTGGCTCTGAATTAATTACACAAAAAATTGTCACGCCTACAGAAGAAATAATAGAACCTACAGAAGAAATTGTAGAGGAAGTAGACAATGGCGAATAGATATTGGGTAGGTGGAACAGATACATGGGACAATACTGCTGGCAGTAAATGGTCTTTAACATCTGGTGGTGCTGGTGGAGAAACAGTCCCTACAACTGCTGATGATGTATTTTTTGATGCCAATTCTGGTGCTAACACAGTTACCATAGGCATTACTGCTCCAACAAGAACTCTTACAATGACAGGGTTTACAGGAACTCTTGCGTTTGGCACTAATAAAATTCAGATTGCACTTTCAGGAACTGCTACAGTATTTACTGGTGCTACCACATATTCAGTTACAGGCACTCCACTTATAGAATTAACTGGCACATCTGGCAATAGAACAATTACTACAGGGGCTGTTACAGAAGCTCAATCTATATCGTTTAGTATAACTGCTGGAACTACTGGCACAATTGCTTTAAGCAATGGAAGTAGAGTAAGAGACCTTGACTTTACAGGTTTTAGTGGAGTATTCGGTAATAATACTAGAACCATCTATGGTAATGCTGTTTTTTCTACTGGTATGACATTTACTACTGGTAATTTGGAAACACAGTGGGCTGGCACTGGAACTCAAACTATTACATCTAATGGTAGAACAATTAATGGAACTCAAAATTTTGCTGGTGTAGGTGGAACAAGGATATTAGCAGATAACTTTTCAACTCCAAACCCTATAAATCTAACCAATGGCACATTTGATACATCAGCTAGTAATTATTCCATAACAGCATCAGCTATAAATTTAGGTGCTGGAACTAAAACACTTAATTTAAACGCTTCTGCTGTAACACTATCTGGTGATGGGGGATTTGACTTTTCAACAAATTCCACTAATTTTACTTTTAATGCTGGCACATCTACTATTACTGTTACAGGAAGTGGGAATAATGTTCAACCTCATCCTGGAGGATTTACATTTTACAATGTAGTGTTTACTGGCGTTCCAATATTCTCATTTAATGTACTTTCAGCAGGCACTTATAACAACTTAACATTTCCAACATCTACTGGTTTTTATGCAATAGCCCTTTCAGGCAATCAAACTATTAATGGAACTTTAACACTAGGAACAGCTAATACAGCAGCAACAAGAATATTTGTTAGGTCAAATACAATAGGAACTGCTAGAACTATTACAGCAGCAGCTATAGCAACTTTATCAGATGTTGATTTTAGAGATATTACCGCAGCAGGTGCATCAGTAACTTGGTCAGGCACTAGACTTGGTAATTGTTTAGGCAATACTAATATTACATTTGATGCACCTAAAACAGTTTATTGGAATTTATCCGGAACACGAAACTGGGATGCAACTGCATGGGCTGCATCTTCTGGCGGAGTACCAGCAGTAAATAATTTTCCATTAGCTCAAGATACTGCGGTATTTGATGAGGCTGGTGCTGCTGGTACTATTGGTCTTGGCTCTTGGAATATTGGTACTATAGATATGTCCACTAGGACAACAGCATTTACTTTAAATATCTTTGCTATTTCTGCTCCAGCTATCTATGGGTCATTAACATTTTTTAGTAATCTTACTTTGGGTGGTGGATTGAGTGGGCTTGTATTTGCTGGTCGTGGCGTCACACAAACAATTACAAGTGCAGGAAAAACATTTCCTAGTCCTAATACTATTACAATAGAGAACCTTACAGGTACAGTTCAGTTAGCGGATGCGTTTAATAGTTTAGCTTCACTTACACTTACATCTGGAACATTTAATGCCAGTAATCAAAATGTAACATGTACTACATTTGCTAGTTCTAACTCTAATACTAGAACTCTTACAATGGGTTCTGGCACTTGGACATTATCAAGTACTGGTACAGTTTGGAATACAGGTACAACAACAAATCTTACATTAAATGCTAATACATCAACCATAGCATTTTCTAATACATCTACAACTGCTAAAACTTTTGCTGGTGGTGGTAGAACTTATTACAATTTATCTATAAGTCCAGCAACAGGTATTGCTGATTATATCATTACTGGTGCAAATACATTTAATCAAATATCAAGTGCTAAAACTGTTGCTTATTCTATTACATTACCAGCAGCAACAACTACAACAGTCACCACTTGGTCAGCAGGTGGTTCATCTGGTAACTTATTAACTTTAAGGTCTAGCACTTATGGCTCTACAAATACATCTGCAACACTAGCAGTTACAAATACATTTACAACAGATTATGCAAATGTAGCATTAGTAAATTTATCAGCATCTGGTATAGGTACAGTTACTAATGGTTTAGTTTTAACAACATCTGGTACTGGAAATTGGACTACTCCAACAGCAGGAAACTTATTAACATCTGGCACATCATGGACAGTTCCATCTAATTGGAATAACTCTGCCAATAATATCTATATTTTTGGTGCTGGCGGTGGTGGCTCTGGTACTATTTGGGTAGCTACTACTAGTTTTTCAGGTGGTGCAGGTGGCGGTGGTGGGGGGTATAGAAGTCTTACTAATCAAACATATAGTGGCTCTGTAACATATGCTATTGGTGCTGCAGGTGCTTCAGGCGGGTCAGGTGGAACATCAGGAACTTCTACTGGTGGTACAGGTGGAACAACCACTTGGGATACTACTAATATAGCCACAGGTGGTACAGGTGGCGTAACTACAGCCACAACATCTACAGGTGGTACAGGTGGTACAGGAGCATCAACTGGAGGTACAGGCGGAGCTGGTGGAGTTACTATAAGCGGAACAAATACTGGTACTGGTGGTGGTGGAGGTGGCGGTGCTGCAGGTGTAAATGGTAATGGTGGTAATGGTGGAACAGGATTTAATTCAACTGGTAACACTTCTATTGCTGGTGGCGGTGGTGGTGGTAATGGAGGAGGTACAGCAGGCGGTAATGCTGCATCTGGTGTAGGCGGTAATGGCGGTAACAATTCACTAGGTTCTGGTGGAGCAACAGGTGCAACAACATCTGGCCCTGTTCCTGCTACAACTGCTACAAATGGCGGTGGCGGAGGAGGTTCAACTGGTGCAGTTGGAGCAAGTGCATCAGTTGGTAGTGCTGGTATAGATATACAATCATTTATAGGCGGTGGTGGTGGTGGACCTGGTGGTTCTAGAGATACTTCTGGTGGTAGTCTTGGTGGTTTATATGGTGCAGGTGGTGGAGGTGGTAGTTCTAACATTACTGGCTCTAGAACTAGTGCAGCTGCTGGCAGACAAGGTGCAATTATTATATTTTGGACACCAACAGGTGGTGGAACATTATTTGGTTCAGCGTCTATAAACGGAACAGCTACTGTTACAGGATTAGGTGACTACACAGCATCAGGATTAGGTTCAATATCAGCATCAGCTACAGTATCATCATCTAGTAGTTTAACATTTAGCGTAAGTGGTGCAATAAATGGAACTGCAACTGTTAGTGCTTTAGGTGGTTTAGCTCAATTTGGTATAGCATCTATTAATGGCACAGCTAGTGTGTCTGCACTTGGCGGATTATTAAATTCAGGTCAAGCATCTATTACAGCAAATGGAACTGTAACAGCTAACGGTGGTTTATTATATAGTGGTCAAGCATCTGTAAATGGCACAGCTACAGTTACAGCAGATGGTTATTATATTGCAGATGGTGTTGCAGCAATAAGTGCTTTTGCTGAAGTTACTGCAATAGCCGGAGGAGTTGTAACTGGAACAGCATTTATTACAGCT